GACAAGCAACAAGCGAACAAGTTCCCGGTTATCTTCAGCAACGTGGCGGCGAAACAATGTCCGGAGAAGAGCTTTCCGAGCTCGCTCAGGCATGGGCAACACTCCGAAAAGGTAGTGACGGAGCCATTGGCGCTTTGAATGACTATGTTGAATTTGTTGAATACAAAAATTCTCCGTTTGACATTCTTTCCAAGCAGCGTGAATACCAAAGTCTTGAACTTTCACGAGTCGCCAACATTCCGGCTTATCTCGTTGGAATCCCAACCGGCGGAATGACTTATCAAAACGCTCAACAAGCTCGTCAAGACTTGTATCTCTTCGGAGCTAAGCCTTTCATTGACGCCATTGAACAAACTTTTTCAATGAACCAAATTCTCCCCCGGAATCGCTATGTGGAATTTGATATTTCGGCCTATCTCGCTGAAGCTTCAATTGCTCCCGAAGTAATGGTGGAGCCCCGAGTTGAAGACTCTCCCGACATGGAAGAAGAAAATTCATGAAACTAACTTTCCAAGCTGTTCCGGTCACGCTTGACGCTGCCGCCGGCGAAGAAGCACCCCGGACAATCACCGGCCTTGCTCTTCCATGGGATTCTGTCGCGATCGTGAGCTCGGGGGAAAAAGTTCTTGTACGAAGAGGAGCTTTTGACTTGTCTTCCAAGCCAAAGCTTTTGGAAGGCCATGACATGACTCAACTTCGGGGCGTCACAAATGAGCTGGCGGATTCTGACGAGGGGCTTTTGTTTCAAGCAACCTTCGCCAAGACCCGAGCAGCTGATGACGCCGTTGAGCTTGTCAAGGCTGGCGCTTACGATTCCGTATCCGCTGGCTTTACGCCAACAAAGTACAAGTACGACAAGAAAGGCGTTCTCGTTGTTGAGAGCGCTGAGATACACGAGATATCGCTTGTCGCTATGCCGGCTTGGAAACAAGCTGTCATTACAGAAATCGCCGCTTCTTCACCCGAAGAAGGCGAAGAAGAAGCCACTACAGAAAATACCGAGGAAGGTAATACCGTGGAAAACAATGAAGTAGTTGAGGCTCAGGCCGAAACAATCCCAACCAATCCAATTCTTTTCGCTCAGGCGAAGCGTGAATTCAAACTCCCAACTCCGTCCGAATACATTTCAACAATGTTGAAGGGTGGCTCGGATTGGGCTCAGATGAGTTCTCGTATTCAGGCCGGAGCGCCTGATGTGTTGACGAGTGACCTTGATGGAATCCTTCCGGTTCCCATTGTTCAGCCTGTCTATAACTCGCTTATTGGTCGTAGAAATGTGATCGACGCCATCGGGGCTCGCCAAATGCCACAAGGCGGCAAGGTATTTATCCGCCCGAGCGTTACCACTCACACTTCTATTGCTGCTGTTACAGAGAACAACAACAACATTCAGAGCGGCACGTTCGTTATTACTGACAACCAAGTAACAAAGGGTCAGTATGGCGGCTATGTGGAAGTGAGCCAATTCTCACTTGATGTCACTCAGCCGGAAGTAGTTTCACTTCTTCTTGATGACATGGCTCGTGTTTATGCGAAGCAGACGGAAACAGTTGTTGAAGCAGCTTTGGAAGCTGGCATTACAACTACCCAAGCCGCTTTTGATGTGACAAGCCCTGAAGCATGGGCGGACTTCGTCTATGACTGTTCAGCAACAATCTTGAACGCTTCAAGTCACTTGCCGACTCATATGTTCGTAAGTCCTTCGTATTGGTCAGCTCTTGGAAAATTGACAGATGACGCCGGGCGTCCGCTCTTCTACGCTGATCGAGCACTCAACCCAATGAACGCTTACGGCCAGCTGTCTCCGGGAAGCCTCTTCGGAACCGCTTTCGGCTTGTCTGTTGTTGTCACCCCATACAACTCCGACTTCTTGGGAATTGGTAACGCTGACGGCTTTGAAATTTTTGAAGACCTTCGTGGAAGTCTCCAAGTGACAGTTCCGAATCAGCTTTCTCGCACGATCGCTTGGTATGGCTACCTAGCGACCCTGATGATTGACTCTGCCAAGTTCGTCAAAATCGCCTAAGACGCCGTTGACTAGTCGGGGAGAGTGATGACAGCACCAACATTTCCAATATCGCTCACTAAAGAGCTGACGAATGTTGTCGCTACTTCAGGCACATGGACAGTCACTCTCTCCGACATTGACGGAATCATTCCCGGAATGAGGTTCACAATTGGCGGCTTCACTACCGCTAGTTGGAATACAACCGACACCGTTGACGCGATCAACGCCACGAACAAGACCGTCACTTACAGCAACGGAAACGCCACAATCACTTCTCAAGAAGCTTGGGCATTGTTTGAGCTCGCTTGTACTTGGATATCACTAGAAGACTTGGAAGCCGCTCTCGGCTACGAGTTTGACGCCGGCGATACAGCTTGGGCTGAAGCTCAAGTTTCAGCGGCCAACAATTGGGCGTACAGAATGAGGCAATCTTCAGGCTATGAAGACCACCCCAATTTCTCGCCTAATCCGGCAGCGAAGCAAGGCGTCATTCTTTACGCTTCTCAGCTTGTGAAGCAACGTGGAGCGGTTGACGGATACGCCAGCTTTGAAGCTCAAGGCTTTGGCGTTGCTCCGGGTCAGTCTTACGCTCAAATTCTTCAGCTTCTTGGTTGTAAGAAGCCTCAGGTTGGCTGATGGCTACCGGCTTTCTTCAAGACGCTATTGACAAATGCTCTACGGCTTTGACAACGGCCGGAATCACTTGGGCATATGACCCGGGTCAGGCTCGCCCAAAATGCGTGATGATCGAGCTACCCGACTTCACCGTTTTTGCTCGTGATGTTGCCGACATTCGTATTCGTCTTCGTGTGTGTGGAGCTCCCCCGGGCAACAAAGCAAATAACGATTACATACTTTCAACGGTTGAAGAAATTTTGGATTCTCCAATCGTCATAGAAAGCGGAGCTCCGAGCACCGCTGAATATGGAAACCAACAGCTTCCGACCTATGACCTAATAGCTCGGATAGGAACAAACAGATAGGACACTTATGGCAACTTCCACATTTCTCAGTAATGCGACTTGTAATATCACTCAAGGCGGAACGACTTGGGATATTTCAGACCAGCTCTCTAGCTTGACCCTCACAGTAGGCAACGAGCCTCTTGAGACAACAGCTTTTTCAAGTTCAGGCGCTCCAACCGGCCGCTCATATGTTGCCGGCCTTCAATCCGTTGAAGTGTCGCTAACTATGTACCTTTCCTACGGAGCAACGGCTACGCCCGATACCGAAGTGGAAACGGTTCTCGCTGCTTGTGTAGGCAAGTCTTCAACGCTCGTTATCTCGCCAAGCGGAACAACCGAGTCCGCTTCCAATCCCGAGTACACAATTACCGGCGCTTACCTTGAGAGCTTTACGCCAATCAACTCAGCTATTGGCGAGCTCGCTACGGTTGAAGTGACATTCACCGGCGGCACGTTCGCCCGAGACATTACCTGAGACCAATAAGGGGACACTATGAAACTCAAGCTAGAAGTCACACAGACAGACGGAAACAAGTTTGAAGTCACTACGAATCTTTTCGTAATTGTGGCATGGGAGCGAAAGTTCAAGCGTAAAAGCGCCGAGCTTGGCGCTGGCCAAATTGGTCACGAAGACTTGCTCTTTATGGCTTACGAATCCGCCAAGTGTTCAAATATCCCCGTCCCCATGAGCTTTGACGAGTTCATTCGTAGGACGGACGATATTGATGTGATCGCGGAACCGGTAAACCCTACGGAGCTGGCCACTATGGAAGGCAACTAGCCGAGGTTCTTGTAGAAACCGGGTATTGGCCAGCACAAATGCCATTTGATATGGAAGAACTAATGACCGTTGTATCGGTCATAAACAAGCAGAGAAAGGAGCAAAGAAAACATGGGAGCCACCGCTGAAATCCAAGTTTTCGGAGTCCGTGACGCTCTGAAAGAGCTCGGTCAAATGGACAAGACACTTCGCTTCAAAGCTGTTTCAAAAATAAAAGGCGCTTCTTCTCAAATGGTGGCCGTGGCTCGATCACAGTATCCGGACAATTCCACGCTCCAAGACGCTCTTCCGGGTTGGTCAACTAAAGGCCGCTTGGGTTATGACAAGAAAAAAGTTGATAGCGGAGTCGTTGTTCAAGTTGGCGGCCGTTCTTACGGCAACGCTTACGCCATTGTCACGATTATTCAAAAGAACGCCGGTGGAGCTTTGTTTGATATTGCCGGGCTTCGTAACGGTTCGGAAGGCGTGGGCGGTACTGACCGGCTCGGCCGAGACCGTAAAGACAGCCAAAGCGAAGCTTTCATTCGGAATT